ACGAATACTCAACATATCAATCATATAGCCAGGCTCTCGGAAATAATAAGATTGTCGACGGCCTAATCTATCATTAAAAGCGATAGCACCACCTTGCTGTCCAAGAGGGCCATTAACACCCGAACCTTCAAAATTGTTCTGTCCGGCCTGATTCATAACAATCTGTACATTAACAGTCTGCGAAGCGCTGAAAAGAAGTTTAGGCCTGTCAACATGCTCAATCTTTGAGGCAAAAAACGTCTCCAACCAATCACTATAACGCGAACCGCCGGCACCCAACAAATCTTTATATTCCTGAAGACGAGAGGCAATGGCCAACTGCGGAATAGTACTTACACCCGACATGGAAACAGCAGACGAAGAACCTACGGGAATAAGACGGCTAAATCGGTCAGGGTTCGAAGGCACAACAGCCATAGGATGCGCAAACAAAAAGGCAGATATACCAGAAATAGGGACATTGCCTGGGACTAAAGCAAACTGACCAGAAGGACCACCTTCGGAAACAATACTAGCGCCAGAGGGAAGTGTACTAGAAACAGGGTAACCATCTTGTTCGCCACCAGACGGAAGCTGAGAATCAATTATCTGGAAGAACAAATTACCTCTATTAAAAGTGTTGTTTGTACTCGAAACAGCCGACGGATAAAACTGACTCTCAAAATAGGCATCAAGAAATTCTAGGTTGGCATACTCCTGCTTAAAAAAACAAACTTGGGACGAAAAAGAATACGAACCAGACAAAATCGACCAAGAAGCAGGCCACGCAACTGAATACAAAGACCACTGCGAGTAGCCATAGTAATTTCGAACAATATCCCAATAAGCCAAATAACTATCAGCATTCGCCCATTGATTAACCGCAGCACCAGACGGAAGAGAAGCAGTATAAGGAGGCTGATTGGTAAGTTGCAGAGACGTCTTGTTGGAAACACGAAGCCAAGACATAAGAGAATTTGGATAAGCACGCGTAGCGCCAAGAGCGGAATTCGGAGAGGTAGTTCCAGAAGTGCCGACAAGCGCGGTAATCCAATTCAAACTCAAACCATTCATATCAAACTTGCTACTATTGGTCCTCATTTCAGGGTGATATAACTGAAGCGGCACCCAAAAACGATGGAGCCGAATAGTATAAGGATTGAACGTCGGAACAGCAAGAGGGTTGCTGCGAACATCAATGCCTTGCTCAATAGACACACGGTCTCGAGCATTAATAAAATCGATTCGCACCGGATACAAAATACCCGGCGTACACGTAAAGGCCTTACTCTCGGGAACATCGTAACGAGAGTAGCCATTAACGGCGTGAGAAATAAAGGGCTGTTTTCCCATAAATTAAATAATTAGTTGAAGTTTATAATGATCTTGCCAGAATTGAAAAATATCCAAGTCCAGCCAAGTAGGAGGATCAAAATCGGGCATCTTGCGAGAGGAAGCAGAAAAGCGCATCATTTGCTTCTGCTCCCATGTATACGTCTCTCTACGGGATACGGAGGAATTGAGGCCGAACCGCTCAACACACAAAGACACAATACGCCTAACCAGAGAAGACCTGCTAAAACGTGCATAAGCATCAGCAGCGGCAATCGAACGAACAACTTCGTCCTCCTGTTTAAGGTATCGGTTATAATAGCGAGGAATCGAGTAGTTATAATTGATGCGCTTCTCAAAATCATAATAAGACCACGACGAAGTACGGGCAGAAGGGCGAGGCATATAACCAAGAAAATCACCAACACCAGCAGATACGAATTTTCGCGTATAACGGCGATGTTGGAAGAGGCTAGATAGAGGTGTAAGTTTTCCATCTACAGTAACATATTTATCCGAAATTTCTTCGGGGTTAAATTGAATTTGTTTAGTAACATACTTAACGCAGTACCGGGCACGCTTGTGAGTCGCCTTCGCGAGCCAAACAAAACCAAGGTCGCGAACAGCAGCGCGAATAGTATTATAGAGGACATTTGTGGCAAAGAGAAAGCCGTGAAAATGCAATCGAGGTTCATTTCCTATTTCGGGGTGCGTGCCAAACTCTTGAAAGAAAGCGTGCTTAAACGAATGACCGAGCTTATGTCGCAAACGTTCATTAAAGCGACGAATGAATCGAGCAGGGTCGAGAAGAGCTTCATTGTAATAACTCGGAGCAATCGTTATAGTAATAAAAATAGCCTGCTTGTTATTAGCCTTGCAATAGGTGAGCTCACGCTCCAGGCGGACAAACCAATCGTTACGCTGGCGACGCAGACAGTCTTCGCACTTACCACACGGGACCATCAGCCACTGACGGGAAATATCCCAAGGGCGAAGAGCCAAGGCAGACTTGGCAACGTCAGAGCCATTGCGACAAGGATTCTTCTTATCAAAATAGCGACGATTGCGTATCCATATGGGAGAAGAACAGGGCATCAAAGTAAGCTTCGAAGACAATCAAATCTAATACTAGGATGATCAAGACGACAGCGAATAAGATAATCATTCGCAGAAATCTCGTCAGCAAACCAAGCAATAACAACTCGTTTTCTACCTCTATATGCGCCAATAGAATAGCGAAAACAGGTGTTATTGACAACAGGAGAAAACCTAGGGCGGAAATCAAAGTAATCCATAATCAAAAAGTAATACTCTGCGCTTCGAAAGACGGTACTTTCGAGCGCGAAAACTATTTCGTTACGCCGCTCGACGGCCTTAACGGCCGGGACGCTTCGCGTCTTCGAGCTCCATGGCTCCACTCCACGATCTATATACCGAACAAGTTCGGTGAGTTTGAGGGTAAAAAAAATCCCAGGGGAGAGCGACTCCCCTGGGAGCCAACGGCCTAAAGAACTCTGCCTCCAAGCGGACGAGTTACGACTTTAGTCCCTTTTCCCTTCTTCTTTCGTCGTGCTTTCATCACAATCAATATTAAAGTCAAACAAGATGACGATCGTATTGTCAAAAAATTCGATGCTAAAACCAGGGAGATGCCCACAGGCGTTAACAATATCGGGGAGCTTCGAGTGCTCGACGTAAAGAGAATCGCTAATACTCGAACTCTCCAGGAAGGGCGAAATGGGGGAATTCGAAATAGCATCAAGAGGAATAGAAACAAACTGACCGTCTTTGATACGACCTACTTGGACAAGGTCAATTTTGAATGCCGGATTAATCCGACGGATAACAACATGAATCTGCGTCATAATAAAATAATTTAAAGAATAGACTTAAATTTATCACAAAAACGATTCCAACGAATCGACTGATCCACCCAAAAGTTATAACCTTCCGGCGTCATAGCAAACGGGAAAGACGTAGAAATGAGAATTTCGATGGTTGGGACACGCAAACGGCGTAGATCGCGAATCTTATCACGCAGATTATCACGAAAAGATCGATGATTCGGGTGAAACGCCTCATAATTCGCTTTATACAAAGAAAATAAATTTTGACGAACAAGCCATTCAGTGAACATGTACTCAATGACATCAACAGAGAGGTCAGAGAATCTAGACTTTTTATTTGCTTTCATGGTAATATGGTTATTGGTTTACAATGCGAATATACAACACAGGAAGAAAAATGCAATATTCAAAAAGTCGAAAAAATTGTTCATTTCCTCTCAAGATAGCTGCGGCGAACGTAAGTGGCGCCGACTCTGTCACCGGAGGGACCGAACAACTCCTTCATTTCCTCATAACCTTCAGGGCCAGCGGGGCCTGAAGCCTTGCGACCAACATACGCAGCGCCAGCAACGCCAGCGGCGGCGGCGAAAGAACGAAGAACGTCATATCCAAGGCGAAGCCGAGAATTACGCAAATCCCAGCGAGCGTTTCCTGTTTCGAGTTGAGCGGTTTCGGCAGCAGCAGTCTTCAGAATCGCCGAAGTTTCAGCCACTTTCATCATCTTCGTTTCGATGACTTCACCTTTCTCGTTTCGAATCTGAACGGGGACATCCTTTTCCCAATTCAATTCGAACCACTTCTGCAAATCCTTAAGCTCTTGAGCATTAAGTTTAGCGCGAGAATCAGATTCATTGGCCGACGCAAAATTAGCAACTGCAGAACTCCAAGCAACGGCGAGTGCAGCACCAGCTTGGGGTTCAAACCAACGATTAGTCTGTCGGATGTAGTTATACTTTTCCTCAAGAATACCAGTCATAGCCATAATGGAAGAGAGCTTGTAACCCTGCGAAATATTGGCCAAGTAAGCCTCAATAGCCATGATTTGAGCCTGGGCCTCATGCAGATTTGCAATTTCTCGAGCATCCTTAACATTATGTTCAGTAATCTGCAGCTCAAGCTTATCCATTTGTTCACGCCACTCTTGCGTATGAGTATTACCTCGAAGATTAGCAGCCTCTGCCTCGTCTCGGTTAGCAGCAGCAGTATTGCGGTCAACTGTAGATTGCGCAACCATATTCTGTGCGATAGCAGTGGGGTCTCCAGGGGCAAAGGCGCCAGGGCTAACAGGAACACCAGCAGAGGGACCGGAAGCAGAAGACATGGGAGCGGAGCCTCCAGACATCGTAGCATTCACTCCGACACCTGAAGAGCCTAGAACGGAAGCAGGTGTTACACCGGCCTTCAAGTAGCGATCAAAAACTTTCGAGGGATCATTATAGGCATTTTCATAATCAAACTGCTTTTGCCAGTTAGCGTAGGAGAGTTCAGATTGCTTCTGCATCTGCTCGAGAGCGTACTTTTGCTGAAGAGCCATCTGTTTTTGCTGAAATCTCCACTGACGGCGGGCGTTCATGCCACCAAAAAGTTGACCTAAAAAACCGTTGATCAAACCAGTAGTGCCGGTAGAAGCAGCAGATTCGCCAAGCGAGCGACCAAAAGAAGCAGAGGCAGCAGCAGCAGCAATAGGGACAGGCATACTAAATATTAGTTAAATTGTTAGAACGAATGATGTAATCAACACGTACAGTATCGACATGAACGCCACTGCGCTGCAACCTAGCTTGAGCAGCACATGACGACAAGAAAAAAGCAGCCAAAGCGGCAACAATAGAAGAAACGAGCGTCCAAAAAGCTTTCGACTTGTAAAAGGGGGGCTTAACGTCTGACATAACTTCAAAAATTAAAGAACGATAGAAAAATGCGCGGCCTCTCCTGCAGTCGTTACCAATAACCTTCAGCAATTCACGCACTCTTGCAAAAGGGGTCCGCGCACGTAGCATATATCATCAAGTAAAGGATATACTATTTTTCTTCAGAATTAGTAGGATTTGAAGTAGGCTTCGACTTATCAAGCTGTGAGTCAATAAGTTCCTGACCAACCTCGAGACCGTCAAACTTATCCATACGAGAGAAAGAGTTGGGATCAAAATCAATATCGGGGTTAAATTTCTCTCCCTTCTCAAAGTCAGAAGGTTCGGCTGTCACATCCGGACGACCAGGAAGAACGTCAACGGAGCCGGAACCGTCGAGAACGGAAAGAATGCGCTGCCCGCGAGAAATATACGAGGGGGCGTCCTCAAGTAACCATTCAAGTGGCATAAAATCAAAGATTTAACGATTAGACAAACGGGTTGCAAATGTTTTATTAATTAAATTCTTCTTCTGAACTGCATAGGATATATTTACAAAGAAGTTATCCTCTACATTAGAGGCAAAGGGCGAATTAACCTGTGCCATATCCACAAAAAGCGCAGGATAATAATTAGCGGCAGCCGAGCCTACATACGAAAAGCCAAGAGAACGCTGCTGCACCCAATACGAGTAAACAGGTTTCGGTACACCCGAAACGGGAGCGGGATACGAGGAAAGCGAGCCCAATACTTCGTCGTAAGACGAACGAAACTCGTTAAAGCAAGGCTCATAAGCGACAGCAAGGCCGAGGTTCGAACCCGAAGCGGTACTAAAAAGCCGCGCCGCAGGAACGTCCTGATAGCCTATATCGTTATAAATAGGATTAAAGTAGTCAGAACCTTGATAGTTTAAATAGTCGGGGGTAATACCGCTCCAAAAATAAACAGGACGAATACTCA